TTATATTTTTTTCAAATACACAATGTAACAAGCCGCCGCCGAAACCGCAAAGCCTACTGCTATCCGGCCCGCGTCACTTTCTACCCAACCCAAAAACCGCATGCCTGCAGACACTACCACCGCCCCATAGTAAAGCCCCGCCCCGAGTGGAATCGCCCAGCATTCAGGTATTTTTGTACATAAAAGCAAGGCGGCGGATATGCATGGAAACGCAAAGAACATAAGAAACATTGCCCCGCATGACTCGGCGAAGCTGCCTAGAAGAAGTGAGAAAACTCCGCCAAAAAGGAGTGTAAAAGATATAGAGACTAAAACATAAAGTAGCGCCGCTCCTCGTCTGGTGTCCGTAAGCTTCAATATTGATTTAAAAATTTTCACCCAAATTACCACCTTTTTAAAGAAAGCTGATATATGATTAAACTTAGCATACCTTGTCGGGGAGAAAATGGCAAGAGCGCAACTTAAGTTTATGACCCAAAAAGCGGAGGGGAAACCCCCTCCGCCTGTCCTTTATTGATACGGGTTCTTTTTCCACGAGCTGTTGATTAACTTCCACACTGCATCCTTTTGTTCCCTTGACAAACCGCTTGCCTCCAGCGCAGATCTTGCTTCTGCCTGCGAAATACTTCCATTGTCGTTTCCGTCCAATGCCCCTCGTATGCTCATGTAGTTCTCAATAGAAATTCCGGCCTTGACAGCAATTTTTACTTTTTCATAGCTGCTGCCGACTAGAGCTACCCCGTACTTCTCGTGCAGGGCGATGTATTCAGGCGCTGAAACACCGAGATCCCGTTTTGCGGACTGAGCATTGTCAATCCACGTGTCATTCACAGACCCAGTCGTCACGGTTTTGACTGCCTGTGCCTTTGCGTACTGGTACAGTTTGGCAACGTAATCAGCCTTTTCATCGTCTGTCATGGACTTATAATATTCAGCGCTTGTCGCCGCGTTCAAAAGATTGTATTTCTCTTTTCCGAGGGCCACTGCATATTTCAAATACTCACCGGAGGACAGATTTTTTTCCTTTGGGACCTTATCTCCCCCCTGGTCCACAGAATAATTGACCTTAGTTTCGGCCCTCTGCGGGAATACAGACGTGCGCCCGGTTTTATCCGCAATCCGTTGAAGCTCCCTTTCGACGGGTCGTACCTTTACGTCAGAAACGAAGGCCGGGTTAAATACGTTGTTTGCCGTTCTTGCCGCCGCGCTGCCTTGCCCGTCCTCTCGGCCCCATGCGTCAATGTACGGGATTTGGTTGTAATCCACGCCGGGGATTTTGTTTGCAACTTTCCCGAAAAGATATTGTAAATCCGTTGGGACCTTGCTGTTTTTATCAACGTAGGTTGTCTCGCGGACCTTATCGCCCGCCCGCTCAATCTGTCCTAGAGCTGTGGGAAATACCTGCGTCACGTAGCTGGTGAGCGCGGCGGTTATAATGGCTGCGAGGACGTTTTCGCCTCGTTGCTTTGCGTATGCCGCACTTTCCACGACCTCGTTTAGTCCTTGGAGTGTGGTCATTTCAAGCATAGGATCCGAAATACTTTTAATAACAGATGCCGTGTCGTCCAGGCTCAATCCGCCGTCTTCCATCGCGGACTGAAGCTGTGCACCCATAAAAAACGGAACTGCGGCAGGGGCCAGCCAGTCTAACGTTATGGATTTTCCGTTTTTTAAATTTAGCGCATAGCTCTGATACCCGAGAAGCTTGTCAAAATCGCGTTGGTTCTTATCCTCGTCTCCGCCCCCAGTGACCCATCCGGCGCCAGAAGCCAGCATGCCTGCGGCCATCAGAACGGAGCCTGTCATACCGGACGCGATACGGTCGATGCCTTGTGTGAGTTTTGTCGTGTCTCCGCTCTTTGCCCCTCGAATGGTGTCAATCGCGCCCATCACCGCACCAACAGGGGAGTATTCCACGCCGCGCATAAGAATATTTGCTGGGGTCTTCTTGAACGGGAGAACCCCTTCCACAACATACCCGGCGGCTCGCTTGAACTTATTATTGCTGCTTCGCAGCCCGTTGAGACTGGACACCGCTTCGCTAAGCGCGTTCGTGTCGTTAAATGTGTTCCGCAGAGCCTCCTGCGCGGCATAGCTTCTGGCCCGGTTTAAAAGTCCGGGGTCTGCGCTGGAAAGGGACTGCACGCCGTTTGCCTTTAGGTATCCAGCAAGGCTCTGAGTGTAGATAAACTTCTTTGCAATCGTATCTTCCGCTTCCAGCAACGCACTGTTGATTTCGGAGGCCTTATTGATCGCACCCCCGAGGCCCTTATCTTTAAACGCTTTTTGTTCCGATTCAATGTTGTAAAGAGAAGTTTGCCCCTCGACAAATTTGCCCCCGTGGGACAGGAAAGCCTTTGCGTTCGCCCAATCTGCGCGACTCTCTTTCGCAAGCTGACTTGCGGGGGAGACACCGCTGATGGATTTTGTGCGCTCGTATTTCCCCCCACTAACCGCGCTTGCAATTGCGTCCGCAACACCGCCCACGCGGTTTTTTGCAGCCACCGGAACTTGAAAGAGCGTGTTTCCAAGGATATTTCTGATGTGTGTCCGGGGGTTCCCCAGCATGGCCAGATACCGGATCGCGTCAAATTTTGCAGTGAAGGTTCCGGGGACCTGCTCCGCAACGTGCTTGAAAATACTTTCAGCCGCGCCATCCCGCGCCGCGTCATCCTCCGCGTCCACAAAAGCCTCCACGTCCTCCGGATCAATTTCAATGGTGGTGTCGTGCTTTTGGTTGAATGAATCTACCGCTTTTTGAATGGACACAAGTTGCCCCTCAGGGCTGAGTTTGCGGAAAATCGCCTGAGCCTGCATAGCCTGTGCGGCAGTCGTTGAGTTTCGGGTGTACAGGGACAGCAGTTCGGACACATTTGCGGTGTTGCCACTGCGCATAGCCAGAATCAATAGCTGTTGCCCCAGCGTTGTATTGTCCTTGGAAGCCACATTGGATTCAACACTTGCACGGTATTGCTCCAGCGCCCCATCAAAGGTTTTTTCGCGGATGGCATTCTGGGCTTTTGCAACGGCCTTTTCATCCGTAATTGTATCAAATGCCAGCGTTCCGTTTGCAATTTGACTCTCGATCATGCGCACATCAGCGCCGTCAATCGCCTGCGCCCCCATGACGGTCTTCGCACTTTCCGGAACATTGCGGCCCTCAAAGTTAGTTTTCGGAACATCTACCACGCGGGCAGCGTTGGCCCCGTCATCGTGGAAGTTCGCGGCGTCGGTCTGATTTTGCAGTTGGGAATACGGATCAAAACCGGCCTGCGCACTTCCCAAACTGCCATCGGCCCAACTTGCGTCGCCCATAGGCTGGGGAGCCTCTACAAACTCCCCGTTTTCAAGACGCTTTTTGCCTGTAAATATGTCCAAAAGAATATCATTCTTGACATTTGCGTTTGAACTGGGTATACTATTTGTAGCGGAAACCACAGGATCAGGAGGCGTCTCGGACGTAAGCTGCGGGGATTGATTTTCCACGTTCAGCGCCTGAGTGGGATTTCCGCTATTTTCTTTTACATACATCGTGGTAATTTCCATTGTCCTACGACTGCTGTTGTCAAACTGCACCGTAATAACGCGTCCGTTTTGTAATGCTTTGCTGAATATAACACCTTGCTTTCCGGGATTTTTCCCGGATTTTTTAATTTCCCCCGGGATAATAGAATCAGGGGCGGAAATGACTTCCGGGAGCGCGTCGATAGCCCATTGCTCAATCGGCAGATTCCCCCGTTTTGCCTCCAATTCGGCGCTCCCGTGATGGTCAAAAATGTGCTTCACGTCGTCACTCGTGACGATAACATTTCTTTCCCCCACAGAATATCCGAGAATATTGGCTACCTGTGATCTGGACCCTTCCGAGAGTTTACCTAAATACAGCTTTTCAAGCTTTTCCCCCTGATGGCTTTTACGTCCATTTCTCCACTTGTTGAAAAATTCGGACACGCTCGTATCAAACCCAGCTACTAAATTTCGGAACGACTTTCCCTCATGCCTAATCGCCGTGGCCTCCGAGGTGTCATAATTCGTCTTTGCCGATTCCGTTCCGGTGCTGGCTGCTTTTTTACCTGCCAGCGCATCCACAAAAAGCTGCGTGACTGCATCGTTGGGCGCAGCAGTAAAATTACCCGCCGGGGTGCTTTGTGCCGTTCCTGCGGCTTCCTGAGCGGCATTCCCGCGCTTCTGCGTGGCAATCTCCACGCCAGACCCGGCAAGGCCCAAAATGCCGCCCACCAGAGACTCTTGCAAAATCTGCCCAGCATCCCACTCCGGCGTTTCGCCCAGCGTGGCCGCTCTCAAGAGCGGGTCCAGAATCCCCGCCACCGTTTCTTCCGATGCTTCGCTGAGCGTGGATAGCGCGACCCGTCCTGCGGCACTCCCTGTCAATTTGGCCGTCGCTTTTTCAAGGGCCTTATCCAACACGCCCGCGCCAAACATTTTCTTAAACGGGGCCGCTACGTTGAACATCTTCTCTGTGCCCACCTGAAGCGCGGCATTGCTGAGACCATAGGCCGCCTGCTGCCCAAAGGATGCCCCGCTTTGTCGCGCGTCCTGCGTGCTTCCGCCAAAGGCGCGTGCAGCCATAGGAATCAGCGCACTGCCGCCGGTAAGCGCCGCCATGCCAACATCCGCCGCCATCTGCGCCCCGGCCACGCCTACGTCCACAGCCAGCTTTCCAAGCTTGCCCATGCCATTTTTCGCGCGTTCCACATCCTGCATTCCGGAGGCGGTGACGTCACCGGCAAAATCTCTGGCGGCATCCGTGGCCTTTTGCTGAACACCTCCCTGAACAACCCTGTTCATAGCATCGTATTTTCTACGGGCATCCGCAAGAATGTTTCTCTGTGCTTGCAGGTCCACCTCGCCCCACGCGCCGGGACTGCGGGCGTTTTCAGTCTGCATGTCAGAAAGCTCCCGCTGCGCACGGTAAAGGGCGGTTTTATACTCGTTCAGGGTTTGCTGATTCCCCGCGCTCCGAGCATTTTGCCCGGATTGGTACAGCACGCCTGTCATGTCCATCAGACCTCCCGCCGTAGACTTCAACGCACCGCTCACCGTGTCAGCGATGCGGCTTGTGCGGGTCTGCTTTGACAAATCGCTAATCAGCATTTGCGTCACGGGATCGTTGGGGCGAGGGTCGCTGTTTCGCATTTCCTCTTGGACAGACACCGGCTTTTTCTTTGCGGTCTCCGTATCAAACGAATATATTTTGCCGCTATTATTAAATTTAATGTCAAGCTTTGCCATATGTCCCTCCGGTTATATTGAAATACCGATTTCTGCGCAATACTTTCTGAGATCAGATTGCTGCTCGGCATTCAGGTTGTCCCAATTCGCCGCAATGTACGAAGCCGCGTTATCGTTCTTACCGGCATTTTTAAGCCCGGTAATAGTCCGTTTCAACCCGTTATAGTTGGCGATATTCATTCCGCCGGTCGAACCACCCGCATTTAGCTTGTAGTTATACCATGCCTGATCTGCTCCCAGCGTACCTGCGGCTTTGGCGGATGCGGCCCCCCAGTATCCGTCCGCCGTAACACCATAGTAGTTTTGCAGCTGCTTGATCTGAGATGTGCTCAGTCCCCCGTTATCATACGACACGGCATCGCCGCTATTGGATGATTTCTTGACCGACGTAGCCGATACGGTCCCCGTGGATTGCCCCTGCACCGCCGACAATTTCATACTGAGCGCATCGGCAGAAGATATTCCAGCAGTGGTCAGCGTGGCTGCATCCGGCATAACTCCTTGGCTCAACATGGACGCTGCCAGATTGTACGCATACTTCTGCGCGTCGCTCTGCTTGCTATAATCAAATTCCTGCTGCCACTGGTTCTGACTATCTGCGTACTGCTGCAATTGCGTCTGGTACTGCGTTTCCCAGTTATTCTGCGCTTGCTGCGCCGCCTGCGCCGCCACCTGAGCATCCGCTTGCCGCACATACTCCTGATAAAGCGCCTGCGCAAGCTGAGCATTGCCGCTGGCCTGTGCCTGATTGATGGCGGAGTCGTACTGAGACTTTAATTTTTGCGCCGCCAGCGCGTTTTCGCTCAGTGCATCCGCCTCACCCGTGCTGATGGACGAAAGATTTTTTTGCAGCACCGACGAATTAGCAAGCGCCGCCTGCCCAGAAGTGCCCGTATTCAGCCCACGGGTCGCCGCGTATTCGTTAAAAGACTGCTTTGCAATCTCGTTCTGTGCCGCAGCATCGTTTCGTGCAGCACCATACGTCTGTGGAATTTTTGCCGCCTGCGCCGACAAATCTGCCGTGTTCTGATCGTAAGTACTTTTCAGCGCCGCCAACTGGGATGCTGTTTGCGCTGCATACAGGTCTTTTAAATACTGCGTGTAGTCACTTCCCGCAGAAGACGTTCCAGATGAGCTTTGCGTGCTACTAGAGGATGAACTGCCGCCCCCGCTAGAGCTTCCCCCGCCTCCCAGACTTTCTGCGCTGTAATACGTGCCGTCAACAACAACACCCGGACTGTCAGAAGTTTTTGTGCCACTCTTCGCATACCCGTCGCTGTCGTATGATACTGAATACTGCCCTTGCGAAACAGTTTGTCCGGCTTTCGATGTGTCGCGGGACATGTCAGGACCGTTTGTTTTTGCCATTGTCTCCACCTCTCTTGAAAATAAGGGCGGGGCAGTGCCCCGCCCTGTTCGGCTTTACGTATTTACTGGGCCAACGCGCCTCAGTCGCCGTCAGACCTTTGCCGCCATCTTGATAATCAACAGTTCCACGGCCCGCTTTGTCCAGTTCCCAGACTTCCAGCGGTCGGGGCTGTCAATCACTCCAGCGGCTACAAGCCTGTCCACGGCCTTGTCCAGTTCGGATGCCTCCGTATACCCCGGCCAGCCGGGCACGGCCTTCTCACTGCCGCTGCGGCTGTCCCAGCGCGTCCTGACGGCCCGCACATCCACATGGGTGAAGGATTGATACACTCCGATGCCCCCGGCCTTGGGCTGCAAAAACTCTGCGTACTGCGCCACTGCCAGCGGCGGCACGCCGGAAATGGTGATGTCCGCCGCCATGCCCAAAAGATGCTGGGACTTCGGCGCACCGCCCTGCTTGGAGTTCCACGCCGTCGTGCGGTACGCACTGTTGATGGTGACGGGCTTTCCGAAGTGGTCCCGGATTTTCTGGAGCAATGCCACCAGTTCCCCGGAGATCATCACAGTGTCGCTTCCGTCATGGCAGGCAAACTCCGCTACGGTGAAGTTCGCGGACAGCTTCACGCCGCCGCTTTGCCGCTTAGAGTAGCTTTTCACGCTCATTATTACTCCCTGTCGGGCCGTTTGATCGGCTCGCCGGGAATAACTTCCCCATCCACCACCACGCCGGGACTGTGGCTCGTCAGCACCGCCTTTGTGGCGTACCCCAGCTCGTCATAGGTGATTGCAAAGCAGCCCTGCTGCACGGTCTGGCCCGCGTGTTCGGGCTTTCTGCTCATGTCGGGATTGTTCATAATGTACCTCCAAAAATATATTTTCTGCCGCCCTTGCGGCTGGATTACAACTATTTATCTCCGGTCAGCTTGTCCCCCGCGCTGTCCACGGCCTTTTTCCCAGCCTCCAGCGCGGATACCAGCCACCCCGGGACCGGCGCACCGAATGTCACGGCGTGCTCCGCGAGACTGCCCAGCTCCCCGATGATGTACCACACAATTACCAACGGCGCCAGAAGCACGGAATACTCAAATGGCAACGTAATGCCGGGAATATTTGCGACAACCAGCCCGATCAGCCAGTCCGCCACCAGCGTCACTACCACAATCACCACCTCGCCGCCCTTGTGCCACGCACCGGCCCGCAGCTTCGCGCTGCTCCACTTCCCTTTCTTAAAGGCCGCCGCGCTGCCGATCAGCCAGTCCAGCAGCATCATGCCCACCCAGACCACCACCAGCCACCCGAACCAGCCCCAAAAGGCCGTCAGCGCCGCCAGAATTGCGGCAATCGCCGCTTTTGTATTTAACAACGCATTGTGTTCCATTCCCAATTCCCTCTTATTTCAAAAAGTATTGCGGCCTCTTGCCGCCTCTGACGGCGTGCCGCATCCAGTCCAGCAAGATAATCGCGCCAACGGCTTCTCGTCCTGTCATCAGCTCACCACCAAGTAGCATCCACTCTTTTCCAGCATAAATTGTATAGAGGAGGTGCATTAATGGATCATCTTTCCATAGGCATGCAAGCGCCTGACTTTACCGCAGTCACAACATTTGGCCCTATAAAAATGTCTGACTTCAAGGGTAAATGGCTAGTTTTTTTCTCGCATCCCGGCGACTTTACGCCAGTTTGTACCACTGAATTCATTGCTTTTTCAGAAGCACAACAGCAGTTTGCAGATAAGAACACTCAGCTTTTAGGATTGAGCATCGACAGCAATCCATCTCATCTTGCCTGGGTGTACGCGATATACCTGACCACTGGCGTTCAGGTTCCTTTCCCGGTTGTGGCCGACCGCATGGGGGATATTGCTCGAATGTATGGGATGATTGCCCCAGACGTCAGCAAGCAAGAAACCGTACGTAATGTGTTTATTATCGACCCCGATCAGAAAATCCGCGCTATTTTGATCTATCCCCTTACAAATGGCAGGAGTATTCCCGAAATTCTTCGTCTGGTCACAGCTTTGCAAACCAGTGACCAATACCATGTAGTTACGCCAGCAAACTGGCAACCCGGACAGCCTGTTCTAGTCCCTCCACCTCAAACTTATGACGCTCTGCTTTCTCGCCAGAATAATCCACAGAGCGAGGGACTTACCTGTAGAGACTGGTTTTTGTGCGGCAAGGAGCTTCCCGAAAGTTCCGATCATAACTAACCTATTCCGCCCCACTTCGGGGCGGAATTTTTATATTCCTTACAGTATTAACTCCCTCGTAAATCGTATCGCGGCCTCTCGCCCCCCCTAACGGCATACCGCATCCAGTCCAGCCCCACAATCACCGGCCCGGCGGCAAGGCACCACAGGGCCGTAAACTGCGGGCAGACCTGCCCCAGCAGATTCCCCGGCAAATGGGAATAGTCCCACACCTGCCACCCCAGCCACAAATTGACGATGCACCCGGCCAGAAATTCCGCCGCCGTGATGGCAAGGCCACATAAAAGCGCTTGCGCCCAGATGGGGCAATTCCACGGCAGCTCCGCGCCTATCCGCTCCAGCACAAGGCCCAGCAGCAGTGCCAGCACCAGCATGGTCCAGCTAATCCCCTCAGGATGCCCCCGCGCGGTCTTCCACGCCACTTCCATGAGAAAGTACACCGTTCCCACGAAACAGGCCAGTAGTCCGCTTAGAATTACGTCCCCGGACTTATTCATTGCCGCCTCCCATCATGGCGGCAATCTGCGCGTCGCACTGCGTCTGGTACGCCTCCGGTAGCTCTGTATCCCAGTCAACCGCAGCGGCCTCGGTGAGCTTATCCGCATCGGCCAGATCGTGGGCCAGTTGCTCCAACCAGTCAGATCGGATTTTGCAGGAGATGATGTATGCGTACCCTGTCTGAAACAGCTCCATGAATTGCGTTGTCGTATAGACCTCGTGCGTAACCCGGCTACTGTCGTGCCAAAGGGCCTCCGTGGCTCCGGCCCGCACGGCTGCATACTGCGTCTGCAAGTCCCGCTGCTGAATTTCCGTCAGAGTGTAGTGCAGCATCCCCCGCCCCAGCACATCCGCGTCGAATCCTCCTGTGATGGCCTCGGCACAGGCCGCTTTAATGGCCGTGCTGCGCTCCGCCTTAATTTCCGCCGCCGTGGGAGATGCCGCCTCTGGCACGACCCCAGCCGCAATGGAAACAACAATATTATCTTCAACCGTGATATTCACGAACGGAAACGTGTCAGGAACTGCCATATCATCGGGAATAACAGCCCAGCCGTCGGGAACAGGGATTTCAAACCCCAGCGTTTGGTTCCTGTGCGCTCCATTAGACTGGGCCTCAATTTCAATAATTTTCATAAACGTCTCCTTATCCAATGGCGACCCAGTTATACGTAACATTTAGCAGGTTAAATTGTGAGACCGTCCCATCCGAGCCAGTACTATAAATAGATAAGCTTAGTAAATTATCAGTGTCGTTACTACTTCTTAAAAAGGCCAATTGACCCAGGTTCGAGTTTGGGATAAATCCAACAAACTTCCCAATTCCGCTTTGTTTGGGCACTTTCTTGATTGCTTCGATGTTAAGTGTCACGGCAAAGCCAGTATGACCTGCTGATGGCGTGGTTGGATAGTACTCAATAATTAGTATTTTTGCCGCAAATGGAAAATAGATGGTCGTAGGATTGCTTGCTTCAGAAGTGCCAGTCCCAACATATGACCCCGTAGCAATCTTCGCCCGATCCGCAAGTTGCGCCAGCACCGCAGCGGCGCTCCCCGCTGGGTCTGCACCGCATTGTGCCGGAGTGTGGGTATGGCTCGCCACCGCCGCCCCAATCTGTGCAGCCGTTACCCCGTGGGGATTGTCCATGCGTACCGTGTGGGCGTTCAGATTAGCCTGTACCGCCGCCGCGCTGCCGGAGGGGTCCGCACCAACCTGCGCCGCCGTCACGCTGTGGGGATTATCCGTCCGCACCACATGCGCCGTGCTTGTCGCAAGCGTCGTGTTAACGCCCCCGGAAAGCTTTTCCGAAGTGATCGACCCATCCGGAATCTGGCCAAGAACGACACCGGCGGATACCTCATCAACATACTGCTTAGTGGCCGCGTGGAGCGCTGCCGTCGGGGCTCCGCTTAATGTCAGCGGTCCGGTCAGTGTTCCGCCGGTTTTATCAAGCTTTTTAGCGAATAGCGCCGTATGCACTCCCGCTTCGGCGGTGTTATGCTGCAATACTGCCGAGGTGGCCGCTCCTGCCGGGTCACTTGCTGAAATGGCCTCCGCTTTTGCAACATTTGCCTTAGCAGTTGCATCAGACGCAGCTACGCTGACAGCCTCCGCTTTCGCAGTAGCGATAGCCGCCGTTTGGGCCACAGACACAGGCTTGTCGGTATCTGCGGTGTTGTCACAGTTGCCAAGCCCTACCTGCGCCTTGGTCACGGAGTGAGGGTTATCTACCCGCGCTATGTAGGTGTCCAGCGCAGGAACCAGCACACCGTTGAGATACTCTTTGACGGCCTCTCCGCCCTCGTCAAACGTCGCTTTTAACTCAGTGGCTGTCATTCCTCCCACGTCGTTAGGCTCGTCATCCAATGCCTGAATGATCTGCATATTTTTTTCAAATCTGCTCAACGCCATATTGTTTTACCTCACATTACCGGCGGGACTTCTCCCGTTTGGTTGATTTTCCGTTGCAGCTCGTGATTGCCGCGGCCTCCCACCAGCGGGACGCTTTCGCCACCCGACGGTGCACCTTCACCAGAAGCGCCGTCCTGCGACAGTGTCTGCGGCTGCTGCATGGCCTTAATCAGTGCTTCGCGGTCAGTAATGGACCCGGCGGGGAGCCGCTTCAGATAATCCACCGTGGAAATTTTGCCCTGCATCAAAAGGTTATCCAATGTCTGCTGACTTGCAATTTCAGACCAATAGGAGGAATTTCCAACATCCAGCTTGATTTGAAACGGCAGTTTTTTGAGAATAGTGAAGTCAAACGGAACCACCAGTTTGTCCGTGTCGTAGGGGTTGGGAATCTGGACGAACCGGGACCCGTAATACTCACCCATAAACTCCATGTAGATGCGGCCCAAGTCTTCCACACTCTTCAAAAGATTCTGCTTTGTCAACTCCATGGGCGTTGCCGCAGCCCGCTGCAAAGCAATAATTGCGGAGGTGTTATCCGGTCGGGTATCTCCCATCGCCACATCAGAGGCGCCAAGAAACTTCTGTGTGTAACTGACCGCGAGGTCAATAAACTGCGCAATCTGGGGAGAGATAGTAGCCGGGTCCACAATCTTGCTCACGTTCTCAACGGAGCCATTAACCCCAATCGCCGCGCCCACCCGGTTATCCCATTTATTGATTCGCGTCTTGTCGAAGACTACCTTCGGGTACGCCAGTGTCATAAGGGAGATCATGGACATGGCAAACAGCTTGTTTACGAAAATCTGATTGGGAATCAAACCCGTAATCATCGCCTGCCCGTGGTAACAGTCCTGTACGTAATCCCAGTTCATCCAAGTGACCGGATATAGCTTAATGCCGAGATCCCACTCCTCGCGAACCACGCAATCCCGTGTGCACTCATACCCGTGAATATTCCCGGTCTTTTTATCCCGCCACAGCCGGAGCAGCACCGTAACTTTGCCGCCCCCCAGCCGGTCAAGATTGCTGTCGGAGAGATTTTCCTTGTCGTCGGGCAGAATCAAGCTCTCCGCGTCCTCTTCCGAGATATCGTTTGCGATGGCCCTGTCAATGGCCTCATCCACCAGCATTCGCCGGTCGATAATGATAAACGGCTGAGACTGCACATCCCGACTGTTGGGATTCCCGAAGGTAACCTGCGTATTTTGCAAGACCTCCGTGCGGATATCTCCGCGGGCCGTCTGCCCGATATCCGTGTCAGGGTCAAAATAGGTGTACGTGCAGCCATCCGCGTCCACTGCGGCATTTCGGGCAAACTCCCGGACGCAGGAACCAATGCTGTTCATCTCAAAGATATTGGCAAACTGATCGTTAATAATGTCCGTCAGGACTTCCATGGTATGGGGGTCCCTTTCCCCCGTGGACGGCATATTCTCCGCGTGGAGCTTCAGGTTATCCGTGGATACGTTCGCTACGGAGAACAGGACAACCCTCTTTAAAAAATTGAATACGGGGGTTGGAAGACCGTTGGACTTTACCCCCTCCCACTGTTTCCCAATGAAAAAGTTTTCATTGGTCTCAACATTCCGGTACAGCTCAATGTTGTTATTGAAATCCAGCCCCGCGCGGTATTCTTTATACACGTTTTGGGGTGTCGGGCTAAATTTTCTCATGATTCCACCTCGCTCATTTCACGTTTCCGGAATATCGCAGCTGTATGTCTGCCTGCAACACTGTTGCGGTCGCCGTGGCACTGTTGCTTTCAAATACCAACTTGTAAAACGTGGCCTTTTTCACTTTCAGCTTAATCCGCTTTACCTGCGGCTTACGATTCGTATTGAATGAAAAGTGGTTAAAGTCCATGTGAAAAAAAGTTGCCATACTGGCGGATACCGCTTTTTTCGGGTAGTCACTGCGACGGTTGCTCTCCGCTGAAATTAAAATCCTCGCGCCGTCTTCCGGCTGAATAGATACGAACACCAGCGTGAAATACTTTCGCATCCACTCCTTGCCGAAGTCCATTGCCCCTGTCGCCGCCCGCGCCTCAATTGCGGCGCCGTCATCGTTCCGGTACTGCCGGGAGACGTGCCTTATTTTGCCGTCGACAGCAAAGGCCAGTACCTTTCCACTGCACTTTAAAAGCTGTGCGGCAGGAATCCCTTTATATCGATACCAGGTGTTATTTGCATAGTTTAAAATAATTGCCTCGTCCCCAAGGCAAAACCAGAATTCATAGCTGTCCCGGTCGCTGAACGTTGTAATCCGAGACAAGTCCATGCCGCTTGTCGTGGCCCATACACGGTCACTGATTCGCTTTGCCGTCCTCTCGTCCGAGACTAGGTTCCCGGATGAAGAGGTTGATTTCCATTCGTAGATACTGCTGGAACACAGGGAAAGCGGGTTGTTTTCCACAAGGCGAACCTGCCCCATGGCTTCGTTCCCCAGCTCCCGGTTAACGGGAGTGCAGTAAAATGCCGCCGTTGTGCTGGAGTCATCCAGCGTAACCGTGCCGTACTGACAGGAATATACGCTGTTGGTCTTGAACACCACCAGCCGGGAATAATGGCGGACCAGCGCAGTAATCGGTGTGTTGCTTTCCCCCACAGACATTTCGTAGAGGTCAGGAAAATACTCTGCCGTTGGGTTTCCGTCATAATCAAGGCCGGAATAGAGCGTTTTGTTGGTGCCGTCCCCGTAAAGGAAAACGCGGGTATCTGTACTGCCATTAAATGTTTCGCAGAAGTGCATCCCCGCAACTTCCGCCCTTGCGCCGCCCCCCTTCCGGTAGGTGACAGTGACAGTGTTGGTCCCCTTAGCGGGCGCGCTGGCGAATGTCAGCTTTCCGGCGACCAAATCAGCGGCATAGGTAACGCCGGTTCCCAAAACCTCTGTCACGGCGGAAATGTCGGTTTCAGGCAATTGGAATTCCGTTGCGGTCCCATCGGGGGAGAATTTCACCTTGCGAAGCCCGGTCAACCGGTTCACCGGTTGAAGCGTCGTCCCGGCCCCGGTGGGCGAAGTTGCGGTTTGAACGGTGGGCACATACCCCACTACGTCTGAAAACGCCGTGCCGTCCCACGCTTTATACTCATGTCCGTTCAGCAAATAAACTTTGCCGCCGAACCCGAAAAAAGAAGTTTTGTCCTGCGTACAGGTTCCAACCGCCATGGCGGTCCAGTCTGCCAGATTTACTTTGAAAATTACGCCGCCAAAGGCACACAAGAGCACCGCGGCAGCTCCCACAAGGCCATACCACGCCCCGGAGAACTCCGGCGCACTCGTGGAGGGAATATTTCCGGAGACCGCGCACCAAGCATCCCAGACGGTGCGCAGGTCGAAAACGGTTGCGCTCCCGGGGCGCACCTGCAAATGCCCGTCAAGGGTAATCCTGAAATTCTGAAGCTCTGACAATTCCCCGTCTTTAATTTTGGTATCGCCGTCAGGATTCTCGTTCAGTCCCAAAAAGCGTTTAATTGACAGAATGGAATTCGCCATGGTTTACCCTCCGTAGTTTAAATAGGACTCGTCACACGCACCGCCGGTCATTCCCTCGTCGTAGTCCTCGCCATCGTCGCCCAGCTCCTCCACTTCCCGCGTTTCCATTCGCTGTGCCCCCATCACGCGGGTAACCGCAAAATAGCGGCAGGCATCGCATATGTGCGTGATGTCGTGTGGTTCTGTTGCGCAGTCAGAAGGGTTTTTCTGGTCGTGCTGAATGGCCGGGAGATTCCGAATCAGCCCTACGCATTCATTTGTCACCAGCAGCCCCGGACGATCCTTATCTGAGCGCAGGGGCTTCAGCATTTCTTTTAGCGCCATCCAGCCCTGAATTCGGTTATTGGATGCTTTGAGGATTCCCACACCATTTTCCATAAATATCTGGGCCATCGTGCGTCCGCTGTCCTTTTGTCGATTCCACATATCCGGCGGCGCAATCGTGAACTCAATCCGCTCCGTGGGCGGTGTCAGACTGTTCATCAGCGCCGCTGCTGCGGAAACGATCAGCCCGCTTTGCTGCACCTCCCGGTACACATAGCACCGCCCGTCAAAATCAACCGCAATCCATAGGCAGGCGAACATGTCGAGACCGTAGTCAAACGCGCGATATTTCTTCCACTCCTGCGGAACACGAACAAACGGTTCAATGACGTGAGTCTTTTTGCGAAATTCCGGGAAGAAAATGCCGGAAAGCGTGTTCCAGTCGCCGTACCGCCACGCGCGGCGCACATCATCGGGCAGCGTGTCCAGCATATTCAGGTATCCGGGAGAGCCTTTTAACAAATCCGGGTTATCGTCCACGGTTGCCTGAATGAACCGATAGTCCTCTGCTTTTTCGCCGTTCTGATACTCCCGATCGACAAACAGCCGCTTAACCCACAGATGCCCGATTCCACCCGGATTGCAGGTAAGATACATCCGGCGGGGAATGTTGGAAGTGCCCCGCAGGCACGCGCCCAGCACGCGGAACTGCGCCTCACTAAACTGGGTCGCCTCATCAATGAAAATCCAGTCAAACTCCTGCCCTTGGTACTCAAGGTCTGATCCGGTGTCGTAATGCCCAAACTTGATCGTGGAGCCATTTGCGAACTGCATAATGTGCGCCTGCTGGTTGTAACTGGCAATCTGTATGGGAACCATCTGAATGATCGGGGTAATCAGGGAGTTTTCCATATCCGGATAATGCTTGCGGATGATTAAAATTCGGATGCCGGGATAGGTCAGCGCACCGCCCACAGACTTCACGCGAATGCCGTGGCTCTTTCCGCCACCGCGCGCGCCTCCGTAGCACACATATAATTCACGGGCCTGATAAAACTGCTTTTGCTTCTCATTGGCGTGTCCAAAATTTACATAGAACTCGCCGCCCGCTTTGCTAAAACTCTTGTATGCCAATGCGTTCACCTTTCCCAAAATCCCGTTCAGGGGGCCATTGCGGCCCCCTGATTTCATTGATTATTCGTAGACCTTGGTTCCCTCAACGCCAACGCTGCCGTCCTTTGTACCAATGGCACGCATGGTCTGGCCTGCGGCCAGCGTCACGGGGGCGGTGTAGGTTTCGGCGGTGGTGGAATACCGGGGGTTCGTGCCGTCCACCGTGTACTTGAACACCACACCCGATACAGCGGTAATGGTAACCGCATGGCTGGCAATGGCCATAACGGGCACCGCCAGAATTGCAGTAGCGTTGCCGCACACGGCGATGCCGTCGCCCTTGGTTCCCAGCACAAAGCTGTCGTAGTAAGTCACACCCTGCACCACGGGGCCGGAATATCCCTGTACCTTGGACAGAATGTCGTACTTCTGAAGCTTTACGGGGTCGACCGTGCTGCCCTTGTACTTGATGAAGAAGTACACGCCTGCGGGCATATACCGGGAAGGGATGGGCTTGACCCGGTTACCGTCAAACTCACCCACAACGCCCTTGGTCAGCGCTTCTTTGCCCAGCGCATCCACACCCAGATAATCCGGGTTTTGCTTCAGCAGCTTGTAGTACTCCGTACCGATGTAAAGGGTCCGATTCTCCAGCGGAACCAGAGCATCCGTCATTCTCGCGCCCAGATCAATGATCATGCCGGTGATGGTGGACTTCGTGGGAGCAGTGGGTTCCAAAGCCTGAATATTCGCGCCCATGCACCACTTCTTGATGCGCCGCTTGTCCATGTTGGGGACCGTCACCTCATCCAGCTGCCGGCGCAGCGCCTTGGCGGCGGATTTTTCGATGGCCTGATCTGTGCCGTCCAGCGCGTCAATGGTAAAAGAAAACGCAGGCGCGCATTCGCAGGTCATTTCCTGAAGGATATCGCCCACGTCGTGGACACTGCCGAAGCGGTTACTGCCGGTTCGGTTGTACTCCGTCTCGGGCACGGTGTTCACGGAACCGATACGGATCGTCTTGCTATTGGGGTCGACGAATGTATATTCGTGGCCGCAGTCCGCGTCCGTAATGGACGCTTTCTTGAATCGCTCCGCAATCTTGGATTCATACTTGGTTGCGTAATTGATCATTTGTTTTCCTCTCTTTCGTCATATGGATGCGGAGAGGAGCGTATCAGGAACCGAATCCGTCTAAAAACGAATCGCTGGCTTTGCTTTCCGCTCCGGCGGTCTTCATACTGCCTGTGGAGCGCCCCGCGTTTTTCGCGTTTTGCTCCTTTGCCGCCGATTCCTGCTTTACACGTTCCGTCTCCGCAAGTGCCTGTTTCTCACGCCACAGCGCATAGGCAACCGCCAAACGCTGCCCCTGTTTCACGGCGTCCCAAACTTCCTGCGGAATACTGCCCGCGTCCTTTGCCGCATCCGGGAATGTCTTCTGGAATTCCGCGATATCGGCATTTCGCCGTTCCTCTGCGGAACCCTCAGCCTGCGCTGCCTGCTGGGCGGCAGTCTGCTTTTCGGCCTCCTCGGCCTCTTTTGCTAAAACAGCGCTTTCGCGGTCTTCCAGATCCACCGCGCGCTTTGCTTCGTCGGCATTCATGCCCGCGGACTTTTTCGCTTCCGTTCTCACAAAGGAAACATACTCTTCAACGGTCATGCCAGACTGCTTCGCCATCTGCGCAAACATCTCCATGACTGGCTTTGCCGCGTCGTATTTCTCCCGTACCCGGTCATAATCAAGGCCCTTCTGTGCAAGAGTGGTCATCTCCTGCTCGTTTACGGCCTTTTCCTCGCCCAGATGCCGCAGCGTCCACGTCTTGGGAATTTCCGGCGCAGTCGCGGGAGGTTCTTCGGGTTCTTCGGGCTTTTCAGAAGTGGTTTCTTCCGGCGTGCCTGATTTTTCCGGCGCCTGCTCCTGCGCTGGCTCCTGCGACTCCGATGCCGGGGGCTCCTCGGTATTGCTCTCCAGCGCTTCAGCCTCCGAGGTCTCGGAGTCCTCTATGCCGTCCGGGTCCCAGCCATCCAGAAAAGCATCCGTGGTTTCGGAAGTTTCCTCGGCAGGGTTCATATTTTCGTTTTCCATAAAATTACCTTTCCCCGGCTGGTCTGCCGGTTCTTGTTTTCCATGGCGGCTGGTCTGCCGCACATGGCAAAATAAAAAGCACCAAAAGCCGGGATCTCTCCCGTGCTTCTGGCGCTAAACGCTCTAGCTTGTTATGATATTTTTTCGCCGGTCAGTGGAAACGCTTGCCCGGCTTCCAGCTCTTTTCCGTTCCATATGGCCGGAAACCATTCAGACCGACAGGCCCGGCAATACACCGGAACACGGTACATTGTGGAACTGCGGGTTATTTTAATCAGCTTTCTGTGGCAGCCGGGGCACGTATACCATCCCCGCGTCACCATCTTGCAAACTCCCCGTACTCAAGCCCGCCGTACACGTCCTCGACCGGCCCCGGTTCAGCTTTTGAAAGCCGTGCGGCGATAACAGCCAACGCCGCGTCGCCCGCCTTGCTAAAATATGCCGCAAGTACGCTGTCCTGCGCTTCAATCGCAATCAGCGCTGATGCCAGATAATAGGGCAGCACTCCAGAAACAACTGCATCGTCAAGTTGAATTTCATCCCCCGCCGCGGTTACCCGCACGTAAGGGCAGCCAACGGATAAACTTACCCGTGCAAGAATGGAATCTAAAATATCCGGCGTTCTCACCAGATATTCCTTCGTATCGGCGGTAACGGTCGTTCCGGTGGATTCGTTTTGCTCGTCCATCAGCCGGATTGCCTTGTCGAAGACGTCCTGCACTTTCACAGCGAATCACCGGCCTTCCCACCTACGCTATACGTCATAATATTTTCAACGCCCTCATCAACACTGCCGGGAAACGGTTTTGCAAGTTCCTGCGTGCACCCTTCGTCCCCGTGTTCGGGCTTGAAATTTCCGCACGCTTTGATCTCCGCCAGCCGGATTCGAGTGTAACACAGAATGGATACCAGCAGCGCAATCAAAAGTATCAGGGCGCATGTCAGAATTGATATTTCCAAAATTCGCATTCCGGACCTCCGTTACTTGAAATCCGATTCGTCCATTCCCTTGCCCATATTTACGTTCACGGAAATGTCCTGTCTCGCTTCAACCTTGTCCTGGTACCCGCCGAAACGCGGCTGCTTGTTCAGGAAAATACCACGAGTTACCATGCCTTTTTCCTGATATCTGGGGTCCGTCTCAATCTGGTTTTGAATCCTCATGAAAGCCATTTGAACGGTATCCTGAAAATCCTCGTGGCGCTCTCCATCATACCAGCGCCGCAGCGTCTTAATCGTAACGTTGAGATAAAGCGCAAGGCCTGCCTCACCGTACAATACCTCGTCTTCGTCACACTGGCTAAAATACGACTCGCATTTCGCTTTTAAAGCGTCGGCGGTCGCGTATTCCTGACTTTTGCTCGCACTCTTTTTTGCCGTGACTGCCACCACCTTTCACGCGCGATTTTATCTATGCTTAATTGCATTATATCAAATCTTCCATATATTTCAAGCGTCACTTTTTTGCTAATTCGCAAATATTGATAACTTTTTAAACATTTTAGTAAATGTTGTTATATTTTAAAACTGACGGGGGCCTTTGGTATTTTTGGGCGCCCGACCTGTGAAACCCCCACCCCCTGATTTTCCGCCACCCCTTGCCCGGGAGCGCAAATCCGCCAAGTTCTCAGGGACCGCGGAATGCATGCACAATCCCATCCTGTAAAATCCGCAGGGCGGAACTGGCTTGTTCTCAGGGACCGCGGAATGCGTGTGCTGTATATTACCTACCCTGCCAGCGAGGGGCCCGCCCTTTTTCCGCCACCCCTCCCGGATACCTTGAAACCTAGACATCGGGGCCCCTGTCGGTCGACCCCCTGCGGAGCCCGTAGCTGCGCCCAGCCCACCCAGGCCACCAACCCAGCCACCGCGCCAAAATCAGCCGATTCATGGGGTCAAATAGCACAGTAAATACACAGTTGCGCGTAAAAGGCCTGATGTATCAGTAAAAACACTTAATGAACAGTTAAATATTGCGTATTTGCGCCCCTAATTGGCCGTTACAGCCCGGTTTGATTGGTTGCGCCCTAAATATAAGCCACGCTTATTGCAAATTGCAATCACCCGCGCGTTTTTTATACTTCCCCGTGTCCATTCTCTCCCAAAATCGCAAAGCGGCAAAGACGCGATGCGCAGCCATGCGCCACGGCCTGAAAAAGCCCGGAGGTGGAGTAGGTGGAGCGGTGGGGTAAGTTGTCTATTCTCTCGCGGGAGGGCGTATAGAGCGTACAGGGCGTATGTATATGCCCTCTATGTCTCCCTGTACGCTCTAATAATCAAGAATATGAATCTACTCCACCTACTCCACCGGAATATCATAACCCCGTTGCCGCACAGGGGTTTTAACCCGGTGGAGCACGTAAAAATCTACTCCACCGGTGCTCCACCGCTCCACCGGTGGAGTAAAACGTCGTATTTCTACTCCACCGCACTGCTCCACCGGAATTAAATACATCACAGTTTATCTTTGATCGCATCAATAATCCACGCATTGACGCTCTGCCCGCTGGCTCTAGCTGCGGCCTCCAGCTGAGCTTTGCTTGGGTCTACCTCCCGTCTAAGCTTGACTGTTATCTTCTCATTGTTTTTGCGCTCCCATTTGAGGGACGCACGTCGCTGCGCCGTTGTCGTTGCTAATTTTCTTTCTTTCATAAAGCCTCTTCCTTTTTTAATACCCGCATATATCAGTCCGCCATATATGCGGGTGCTAAACAAAACCAATATAAAAAAGTTGAATCTTGTAAAATGTTGGTATATTATATAGTTAATATCGTGAAGGCCGTGTATACCCACGTCCATGCGATTCTCTAAGCGTGCACAAAACCCGCCTTACTACACATTTAAGGTGTTGAAGAGGAGTGGACAATTTTATGCCTAGTGGGGTTACTAAAAACTATTTATTCACATTAATGCAGCCCCAAATACGCGACACAATCGAGCAGTGGGATTCTATCGGACAAATTTTTGAAGGTCAATTTGATTTTTCGTCTCAGAACATAATTAACAATTCGATGGCCCTTGTGTATGAAATTATCGTCGAGAATGGGGGGCACCGTATTTGGGATGGGGAAGGTAATTTTGGGTCGCCTTGCGATGAGGCGATTTCAATAAGAGATGGAGGCTGGAGGTATTATTTTTATGATCCAAATATGGTAGACCACAGAGCTGCGCAAGAAAATGCCGAGAGATATTTTTAATTACAAAGTACCACGGCCGGCCCCCCGAGCAAAATAGCAACCTCATTTCTTTGTAATGACATCAAGTCACATATCAGTAGGAGGCGTAAGTACATGCTGGATCACAAAGACCTATACCATTACTGGCAATACTGCTTATACATTGAGAAGAACCTCGAAGAAACAACCAGATTCGTAGAAGTGTGTGAGGCTAATAGTTCAACGTATTCAGCCGAATTTGCTCAAATCATTTCCCTCGCCTGTGCTGAAATCGATAGTATATGCAAGCTGCTTTGCAGTGCAATTAATCCCAGTATTATTTTTGACAACAGCAAAAACAAGGGCACTATGTTAAAGTACACGCCTATCATTTTGAATCGGTTCCCCAAATTGACCCAATGTGAATTACGCAACGACAAAACCGATGAACTGATAAAACCTTTTTACGACTGGGCTATTGACCCATATAATTCCCCCAACTGGTGGCACGACTACCAAAAAATGAAACACAGTAGACACTCAAACTTTAAACTGGCAAATCAAGAGAACGCGTTTAATTCTGTGGCAGGCCTAATAGTCTTGAATTTATACTTATATAGGCTCATTAGAAACGAAGCTTATGAGTATCCAGATCAAACACCACGAATTTTTAGCGCGCCGTGTTTCAGCCCACAGTTAGCGTGCCGCGGCGAGGAACTTCCGGATTTTCAATAAAATTAAGCCCAACCTCGAATACCCCAGAGAGCATAAATGCTCTCTGGGGATTTTCTTATTTACGTGCCCGCTCAATCCTCGCCTTTAGCGCCTGCATTAACGTTTCCTGTGTGTCGCCCTTGGCATTCAGGGATGCAAGCACGTCCTCGTCTACGCCGCCCTGCACAAGCAGGATATGGGCGATGACCGGGTGCTTCTGTCCCTGCCGGTGCAGTCGCTTGTTGGCCTGCTGGTAAATCTCCAGCGCCCAGTTCGGCAGTGTGTACCAAATCGCGTGGTGTCCGCCCTGCTGCAAATTCAGCCCGTAGCCGCAGCTCATGGGATGTGCCAGCAGCACGTCCACTTCCCCGGCGTTCCATTCGTCTTCATCCTCCGGCCCCTGATAAGACCTCACACGCAGACCCGTCTTTTTCAATTCTGCGAGTAGCCTGTCCCGCTCGTGCTTGAACCAGTAAAACACCAGTGCGTGTTCCCCGTGGAGCTGCTCGATGATCTCCATGAACGCTTCCATTTTGCAATCGTGGATGTTGACCACAGCGCCATCATTGCCATAGACAGCGCCGCCGCACAGTTGCAGCAGCTTCCCGTTCAGCACAGCCGCGCTCCCGGCGGTAATGGTGTCCTCGTCCACTTCCAGCAGCGTTTCCCGTTCCAGCTTCTCGTAAGCCTTTTTCGCCGCTGGGTCTAGTACGACGGGAATATCATCTTCGATGAACTCCGGCAGCGTCAGATAGTCCTCTGCTTTCATGCTGATACAGATATCTGAGATTGCATCCTGAATGCGGCTATCCGCGTGATCCTGCGGCGAATAGGTCCGGTACTGCTGCCCCGGGTGCGCGTAGTCCTGTGTAAAAAACTGCTCCCGGTAGCTGGTCATGGTCTTGCCCAGCCGTTGCCCGCCGTCAAGTAAGTATACCTGCGCGAAAAGGTCTTCCAGGCCATTCGGCGCGGGCGTGCCGGTCAGTTCCACAATGCGCCTGATCCGGCTGCGCACCAGCTTTAATTTCTTGAATCTCTTGGACTGCGCATTTTTGAAACTGCTGGACTCATCCAAGATAACCATGTCAAAAGGCCAGTCCTGCTGATAGTAGTCCACCAGCCACGGGATATTCTCCCGGTTAATTACCCAGATATCCGCAGGGGTGTACAGCGCCTTGACCCTCTGCTTTGATGTACCCAGCACGGAGACAATGCGCAAGTGCTGTAAATGGTCCCAGCGCCGCGCCTCGTTTTGCCACGTCGCTTCGGCTACTTTTTTCGGCGCCACTACCAGCACCCGGGAAACCTGCCAGCGGTTATACCGCAGGTCGTTAATAGCGGTCAACGTCTCCACAGTTTTACCTAATCCCATGTCTTGGAACAAGCCCAGCGCAGGGTCCTGTATAATCCGTTCTACGGCATACCGCTGATACGGATGGGGTATAAACTTCATTGGACACCACCGACTTTCTTTTTCGGCACATTCAGAAATACCGCGCCACAATGTCGGCAAACATCAGCTTTCGCGGAGACTATGCCTCTACAAGCTCCGCACTCATGCCAGACGCGGCCAGTAAAAGGGTTGTCCCACGTGTTCTTCATGGTTCCGGTTTTCACAACGGCATCACCTCCTCCACAAAAGCCCTGACCTCCGGCAAACCTTTTAGTACCCGCACGTCCATGCCGCGCTTTTGCATTTCGGTTATCTGCCATTTCTGAATTGCCGCCAGCCTCCCAACTTCCGTTTTCAATTCCGCGTAGATGGTCTTCCCGTCCGGCGTAATCACAATTCGATCCGGCACACCGGGGTTTCCCGGCGAAACAAATTTATAACACAGGCCGCCCCGGTCACGCACCATGCGCACCAGCTTGGCCTCAATTGCACTTTCTTTCATGATTTTTCCTCCGCTGATGCCGCCATGGGGAACGGAGACACAACACAATTGCTTAGGAGCGGTAAGCGATACAGCTTCCGGCCCTCACGCAGCCTTGCTTCGATTCGCGGGTCCTCCCCCGTCAGTTTCGCAAGCACACGCCCCAGCCGATTTGCGGGCGGCTTTGCTTCCAACCTCGCCGCTACCTGCGCAGACGTAAACTCGCCCCACTGGTCAACGGGGAGTTCGTAATTGAGCATGTCCCGCAGCTCATCTTCAAAGTCCAGCGCGCGGGTGTATGTGGTGTTGACGCCTCCAAGCTGCTGGCGCTCTTCTTTTGTCAGGCGGAAACCTCCCGGCTGTGCCTGATACTCCACTGCCATCTGCGCCCATAGTTGCATCTTCCAGTCGTTTGTAATTGCGAACAGCCGGTCAAGGTCTATGTATTCCACCGGCACTGTCCAGAATCGGCGGTTTCCCGTGTCATCAATCAGGTATTCGCCGGGGTTTACCGTGCCGCAGAAAGACGTTCTTCGGGGCCGCTGCACGGCATTGTGCGCATAGGGCGTGCGGTACTCGTCCATATCCTGCGTGAGAAAGGCTTTCAGTCCGGCGCTGTCGCGGGAGGTGGTGCGGTCCAACTCTCCCAACTCACAAATCCAACTGTTGAGTGCCTGCATATAGGTGTCCTTGTTTCGTAGATCCAGCTTTGCGCCCTCTTTGAACATGCGCGGCAACGGCACCAATTGGCGCAGGGCGCTTGTTTTGCCAATCCCCTGATCCCCTTGCAGGACAAGAACTCCGTCAGCCCCCTGCGGGCTGTATTCGTCATTGTAGGCCATGGCTACGCATTGCAGCAGCCATTTGCGGATCAGCGTCTGGGAGAGCGGGTCCGTCACGCCCCAGATATCATAAAGTTCTGTGACACGGTCCGCGCAGTCCCACTGTGTATTTTGAAACATTTCCGTGACCGGGTTAAATCGGCATTCTTCTGCGATCACATCCAGACAGTCCGCCACCGTGTTTTTTGCCGCGCCTTTTACGCCGGCCAATTTAAGCCGGTCCAGCAGCGGAACCGGGAGTAAATTTCCAGCGTTGGCCCGTGACCATGTTCGTGGGTAGCCGGAAAGTTCGACATGCCACGTCACATCGTTTAGTTTGATTTGGATTCCCAACAGTGCCACCAACCGGCGAATCACATCGGTCGTTAGCACTTCGCCTTTCAGCCCGCCGAGAAACATAGCAAGGTCTTCGCTGTTGGCGGGGCTGTCGGTCTTTTGAAATGCTTCCAAAATCTCCGCACCCCGCTCTTTGTGCAGCAAATCAGAAACGGCGGTGTCCTGCCGGCACAAGTCAAGCATGGACGCGCTGGACGGAAGCCGATTCGTCGGAGTACCGGGCGCCGCGTCGTCGTCCTGATCGCCGAATTTGTGCAGGCGCACCAGATCAAAGGAGTTGACCAGCCGACCGCCGCATGGGTCCGTAGCGTGGTGGGAAAACAGAAACTTGCCGCCGTCGTAGATAATTGCACCGCCGGTGGTGCTGCCGCCGGTGTAGGTATATCGGTCGTCAAATCCCGGCACAGGCTCGTAAACCCCCGGCAGGAACTTGTCCACCGCTTGAAGCACGTCGTATGTACGGCAGAATGCGCCAATGGCGCCCTGCTTTTCCTCCGGGTCGCCCTGCCGCGTGGCAAGGTGCTTGGGGGCTTTGTCTGCGCCCGGAACCTGCGGCCATGAAGCAACGTTGTGCCAGTCGTCATACAGTCCCAGCACGCCGTTGGTAGACAGTAAGGGCTTGTCCCCCACTTGATAGATATACTCGCTGTCTGCACAGCAGGAGGGCCAGTACATCAGCCGGGACGGCTCGAAGGTGGACGGGTCGGCCATGTCAATGCCGATCATGTCCGCCAGCTTCCGGGCGCAGGCTTCGTATTCATCCGCCGTCGCCGTCCGGTCCAGCGGCAGGATTACCCGCAGCCGGGGAGCTGCCGGGGAGTGCTTGCGTGTTGAGTAGGCGCAGTAGCCGCAGCCGAGAGCCTCCACACGCCGCAGGACGGCTTCTGTCTGTCCGGCGGGAATGTGGTCAAGGTCAAGTGTCAGGATATCCCGGCCCGCCACCGCGCCAGCCTTGCGGCGCGGGCCGTTGAGCGCCCCGCCCACAAAGCCGCCCACATCTTTTAGGGTGTCCTGCTGGTTCTTGGGCAGAGACAGGTAGGTATCAAGCGTCTCTGTGCCTCTGGCGGGCGTGGCCAGCCGGGTATAGAGTTCCGAGAGCAGCAGTGTCTGACGCGTCCAGACCTTTGCCAGCCTGCTTGCGCCTGCGGAAATAATTATTTTTCGATCATTTGTCATCATGGAGGGGCACTCCTTTGCGTAGTCCTCGTTTTACTTTTCTTTGGCGAGCTTTTTGATTTTTAATAGTAAGCATTTAATTAACCGAAGGAAAAAAAGGCCGACTTTACAAAGAAACAAACGCATTTTTAGCTGGTATTTCATGTAACCACCTCTTGAATTAATTGGGGATATTTTGTAATATAAGAGAAAATGAGAGGGGATGTTGCGATGAACGGTAGCGCAATTGTTGATGGCGCTTCGGCGGTATTAAATGCTGTGCCAGAAGTTTATAATGATTTGGCAAAACCCGCGGCTTGTGAAACTGGGAAGTTCTTAGGCCGAATTCCCCGTGCGATTAATGCGGCATTGATCCCGCTGGATCTTTGGATTACAAAACGCGAATACGAATTAGAGAAGACAAAGAAACTTCTTGAGATTGAGCTGGCGGATGTTGATCCAAGTAAAATTGTTTCCCCTGAATCATATGTTGCTGTGCCTGCCTTGCAGTCCATAGCATATAGTATGGATAGTGAAGAGTTGAGAACTATGTATGCAAAACTACTGGCGAAATCAATGAACACCGATTATAGAGAATCCGTACACCCTTCCTTTGTTGAAATTATCAAGCAGTTGTCTCCGCTTGATGCTCAAAATCTAAACTACATAACTACCGATGAATCGCCCATTGCAGAATATCGATTGTGCTTAGCTGCGGGGGACACTAAGGACGCGTTAAATATTTCGGTAAGGCAACTCGAGGCCGAGTCTGAATATTTCAATTCTCTCTCGGATGGGCGGTATGAGTTAATAATGACAAATGTATTTTTGGAAAACCCAGATGAGAAAGATTTGGAAGTACAAGCCATGTCTATTTCATCTCTTCAAAGGTTAGGACTGATCCGCGTACACTATAGCGAGTATGCTAACGGGGCAGACTACGCACCTTTCTTTCAAACACAAGAATATATATATTTCAAAAAATCTTTACGCGAGAAAGGGAGACTTAAAATTTGTGTGGGCGTTACAATGCTTACGCCACTGGGCTCACAATTCTGTAAAATCTGCCAAAGTTAAATAATCCACCATAAAAAGACAGGTGTTAGAACTTAGTGCTAATCCTTCTTAAAGTAATTCCCCACCCAGCCGTCAGCGTTCAGCGGCAGACCGGGCGCCCACGGAATGGGCTGAGACATGAGCTCCACCACCTTGTCCAGATCGGCCATTTCCTCCGGCACTTCCAGCACCACTTCATCGTGGATATCAAAAACGATGGGGTATCCGGCGGCGTTCAATTGCTCCATGGCATAGAACAGGCAGTCCCGCGCCACGGCCTGCGTGATGTTCTCCACCAGCTTGCCGCCGTAGGTTTCAACAGGTTTCCAGTTGGCCCCGTCCTGCCCCCAGTACATGATGCTGTCCTCGCCGAAGTGGTTCTTGCCGATATGCGGGCCGGGGTAGTAGAGCTTGCGTCCGCAGGGCAGCAGGACTGTCATAAAGTCCAGCCCCGCGCCCCGGTAGATCTCCCGGGCGATGGCCACGCGGCCTACCGTCGTGGCCTGCCCAGAGGTGACCGCACGAAACGCCGCGTCGTTGACGTCATACCAGAATTGCACCGTGTGCGGGTTGGCAGTGCGCCAGCGCCGGACGATATCGGGCATATCGGCTTCAGGCAGATCTTCTTCCGTCATGCCCAGCGTCTTGCGCATGTTAATAAGAGCGCCTTTACCCCCTTGGTATCCCAGCGCCAGCGTGGCAACCTTGCCCTTTTTACGGAACGCATACTCAGGGTTGCCCTTCTTGATGCGGTCAAAGGGGACGCCGAACATCTGCGCGGCGGTAGTCTCATAAATCTTGCCATGGGTACGGAACACGTCCAGCACCCACTCTTCCCCGGACAGCCACGCGATCACGCGGGCTTCGATTGCGGAAAAGTCAGCGTCTACAAATGTTTTTCCGGGGGCCGCAATCAGCGATGTGCGAATGAGCGCGGAGAGCGCCTGCGGCACGTTGCCGTAAATGGCTTTCAATCCGTCCAAATTGCGGGACTTCACCAATTCCCGCGCTGTGGCCTCCGCTGCTACCGTGTCGTGGGGTAAGTTTTGGACCTGCACCAGTCGCCCGGCTTCCCGACCCGTCCTGTTGGCGCCGTAGAATTGCAGCAGGCCCCGAATGCGCCCGTCGGCGCACACGCAGGTTTCGATTGCGTTGTATTTCTTGGTGGAGGTCTTAGAAAGCTCCTGCCGAAGCTCCAGCATCCGGGAGGCCTTGTCGCTGGGTACGCCCTGTGCAAGCAAATCCGTGACCGTGTTTTTGCGGACGTCCGGCAAATCATCCTCCAGCTCCTCATTCAGCCATTTTAAAAGCTGGTCCCGGCTGTTGGGATTAGCAAGGCCGGTTAGGTCCTTGGCCTCCTGCAACTGGGTTTCGTGGACAACGGAGCCGATTTCGATTGCACCGTCCACCAGTGGCAGGTCCACCGCCACACCGTGCAGATTGATAATCTGATCACGGACCCACTGCTGCTGCACCTCGTCAGGCACCGGCACGACGGAAAGACGGCGCTCTATTTCCTGCTCTGCCACAACGTCCCCGGCGTTATAGGTCTTAAAAAGGTCCCACTTCGCCGGGTCATGCTGCGGCAGGTTGCGGGTACGTCCGCCATTGGACTTAGAGGGCTTGCACGGAACACAGAAATAGCGGATCAATGCTCCGCCGGTGCGGAGCTTCTGTTTGTCCTCCGGCAGGCCCATGGCTGCGCCGACGTTCTTCAGCGCGGCAGGATACCCGCAGTAGAGTGCATGAAGCTGCGTGTCCCGCCACTGGGGCAGCCAGACTTCCGGCGTCCAGTCCCGGTGCTGTTCCAGTCCGAAGTACCGAGACAGGCAGTACCACTCAAACGCGGCGTTGAACGCGTGCTTGACGCATTGCGGGTCAAATAGCCAGCCTGCCACATTCTGCGGGATAAAAGCCCTCGGCTGCGTCAAGTCCAAAACCTGTACCGGCGCACCGTCGAGGCTGTATCCGAACAGCAGAATTTGAAAGTCCGGGCTTTGCGCATATTTATAAAGTCCGGCCTTTGTGATCGGCACGGAGCTGTATGTTTCTAAGTCAATGTTCAAGTGGTGCTGCATGATTTACCTCCCGGATTGGAAGGGCCCCCGAAGGGGCCCTTTTTTGATTACATTCCCATGACCGGCATACCGCTGGGAACGGGCTGCCCGGTGATCGGGTCCACCGGCCACTGCTGGGGGTACGCCGGAGCTTGCTGCGGATAAACGGGGGCTGTCTGCTGGGGAGGATATGCGACGGGGGGCTGCTGAGGGTACGCAGGCGCGGCAACCGGAGGGGCATATCCGGGAACAGCGTAGCCCGGTGTTGCGGGCATTGCGGCGGACGCACCGAACGCTTCCACAGCAGAAACGGAGTTGCCCAAAGGTTCCCCATCTCGGGACTTCTGGAATCCATTCAGGCCGCAGCCAATCCCCTTCTTGCCACCGCTGTTATACGGGAAAAAGCTGATGTTGACATTGCCAAACACGCCGGAATAAATCTCGCTCTGCTGGAGGATGGGCTGCACGTTGCCGTCCACGACAAAAGGCGGGCGGTCGGGCTTGCAGGACGCGGTGAATACCCAGCAGCCCTTGCATTCAGGTCCGAACGGCTCCCCATCGCTGGGCCGGGGGCCGTCTCCGTCGTGAACACAGATCGCCAGCATCGCCGGTTTCTTCCCATCCCACTTGGAGCTGACACCGGTACCAATCGCGGCATTGATGGCCGTGTCAATCGCGGCCTTTGCGGCAAGGTTGGTCTTGGGCACCAGAACGGTTGTGGAGTACTTCGGGTCCCCCTGCGGATTGTTGAAGGGGGGCTTAGGCTGGAACAGGTTGCAGTAGGACAGGCGGGCCTCGCCGATGGTCAAAGTGTTTGCGTTCATAGATGTACTTCCTTTCAGTTAATGGGGGTAAATACCTGTGCGGCAGCATTGAAAACAGGGCGCTTATCGGATTCGGAAACCAGCGTAGGCTTGCCGGGACTCACAGTCACATGCCCGGCGGCAGCTTCGGTAAAGGTCTTCTTTCCCAGTGTCTTTTCAAGAGCCGCTACGGTCACTGGCTTGCGCTCCCACAGAATGGCTTCGGCTACGCCGCGTTGCTGAAGATCGGCAAAGGCGGCGTCCAGATCGTCCCACGCGCGGCTGCTGCGGCCTTCCACAGCTTTAAATCCGGGGATTGCTTTGCCATCCAGACACGATTGCAGCGCGTAGTCTTGCAGGTCTTTGTACCAAGAAACCAGTCCCTCTGCGCGTTGCAGCGCCTGTCCAACTTCGGCATCAGAGAGCAGCGGCGGGAGCTTCTTGCCGAACGCCTCCACAGCCAGAACCGTGTTCGCCCGTTCCCGACACTGGTTCTTGATGGGGCAGAACCTGCACCAGTCGCCGGGGCAAGGCTCTCCGGGGTCTTCGCTGTCCGCCTGCACGGCGGCGGGGGTAAGGACTTCCCTTCCCCAATCCTCCAATTCCGCGCGGCTGATCTCCCAATCGGACACGCTGTGCAGCGCAGG